AGTTGGGAACGGGTAATTGCCATGATTTATCTCCTTATTGACCAGCAACACCTGCACTACCGTACACGTGTTCGTTGATCTTGACTACCACCACGGCATTAGTGCCGAACTCATTGTTGACATCGTTGTACAAGCCAACGACCTTCAAGTTCAATGCTGCTGAGGTAGCAAGCGTGCTTGAGTCCAACTCCATGGTGGAGATGCCGGAAGTAGTGCTACCGCCTGTGCCAACGACATCAGCGTTTTTACCTACGTCAGCCGCCACAAAGCCTTCATCACATTGAATCAAGAACAACTGATTAGGATCATCAATCACATCAGCAATGATCTTGCCTGCTGTGATGTTGACAGAGCCCGGATAGTAGTTCTTAAAAGTTGGTTTGCCTGTAGTGGGATCAATGTAGTTGCAACCGTTAAACACGCCTACCGCAGCAGTGTGTGAAGCTGGAAGAAACCTAGTAATGAAACCCCCTGAAAGCGCAACCAAGTCACCTTGGAAAATTGTCCCGGCCTGACTATCAGCAATCTCGTAGCCATACTGCTTTTGAGCACCAGTAGCTGAAAGATTACCAATTGCACGCAGACCAAAGGCTTTATCGATATTAGCCATTTAAATCCCCTAAAAAATTGAAGTTATCAGTCTTACGACTGACGGAATGTTGTGCGAGAACTCCGTTCTGGAGCCTGAAGCCGCATTGAAGAGTGTGCGTTCTCACGCATCATCTCGTTGTCTACCGCATGTAACTGGTCCTGCGCCTTCTTACGGAAATAAGCATTTCTCTCATCAACCGTTTCATCTGGGATCCTAGCGAGTAAAAGTCCTCCAACAGAAACAACTCCGGCATGTTTGCCGTCGTCCATCGTTGGGAGCATGCCTCGATATTCTTCAGGAAGATCCTCGAGACGGACAAGTTCATATCCCTCACGAAGTTTGCTGTAGATGTTCTGGTTGTCAAGATTTCCATTGACTTCTGCGCGAAGCCAACGATGCTTATACCCCTCAGGGGCAGGTGGTGCATCTAAGCGCGAAGGAGGACTCCAAGGCTTGCGACGAGTTTCTTTTTCCCGAGTTTCGGAAGAACGAGCGGCTCTATCGATAGTGACTTTTTCAACCATGACTTACTCCTTTACGTACTTAGCATACTCTTCAAGAGGTACACCCAGTTTTTTTGCAATGGCAACCTGACTCGGCGATAACCGGACAGTTCTGCGCGCACTATTAATTCCGGAACTCCGGCTGGCAGGGGCAACAGCAGGCGCGGCACGCTGTTGTCTGATTTGAGAAGCAGAACCTGAGTTCTGAAAACGACTTGGAAACTCCGTTTGGAGCCTACGATCGAGCTCAGTATAGTATTCATCAGAACTGGGGTCAATACCTTCTTGACTCACCAACGTTTCATGTATGCCCCATGCGGCATAGGTCATTACACGGTCTTGGCCAAACCAAGGATTGCGCTCTGCCCATTCTTCCGCTTGCGGGCTAGGAGCGGCCCGTTGAGGCGGCTGATAAACCGGCGCTGGTTGCTGGTAGTTCTGTTGCTGGGGCTGCTGCTGATAGGCTTGAACCTGCTGTTCTTGAGTCTGTAACCACCCCGCAACTTGACGCTGCTCCATGGTTAAATCCGTCAAACGTTGGCTGGCTTCCGTCTCTGTATCAATGTCGCCCTCTTCACGGGCCTTGCGAATAATAGACTTTAGCGCCGTTTGCTGGGTATCAAGCCGTGTTTTAGCCTCATTCAGTCGGCTGTAGTCTGTGTGGACCAGTTTTTGTTGAAGCGTCTGGGTCTGGGTTTGCAGTCCTTTTGCATATTCAATTGCTGCTTGTTCCCGTCGTTCCGCCTCGCGCATGCGAGCAGTGAGCTTGGCAATACGCTTTTGAACCCCTTCATTGACGGTTTCTAACTCTTCTCGAGTAGAAGGAGCAGCGTTTTGTTCCTCACTGCTGGGCTCGGATGTTTCAAAGACTTCTGTTTTATTGGTTTCTGGAAGAGAAACGTCCGTTTCGGTCTCGTTTTCCCCTAGATCAAACTCTAATTGTGTGTCTGTTGCTGTTGCCATTGATTACCTCACATGTGCAGAATGTCTTCTGGGTCGTTTATGGTGGCCAAAATCTCGTCATCGTTGAGAATCCGGATCTCTCCACCGTCAATGGCCATACGCGCACCCGCGTAACGGCCAAAAATAATCCAATCCCCCTCCTTGCACCAAGAACCGGTGGGGAATTTGACTTCGTCCTTGTAAGCCAATGGACCTACAGACAGAACATATGCACAGGTGGTTGTGAGCTGCTGGCGATCAAGAGTCTGATCCGCTAATTCAATGCCGCCCTTGGTTTTGCGTGCGCCACGGTACGGCAGCACAATCACGCGCCATCCAGTGGCCGTAGGCAAGTGCTCTTTGATGTTTGAGACCTGCTCGTTGTGGTCTTTGCGAGCTTCGGCTGATGCAACCGCATCAGCAACGGCCTTTGCAGCCGCCGCAGCGGCTTCTTCAGCCGCATCTTGTGCCCATTTCGCTTCTAACGCAGTAGTTTCTGTCATGTTGGCCCTCATTGGTTGGAATTCTTGCTAAGAAGCTCTTTTACAGCTTCCTCAACAAAACGAAATCCCTCTAGACGGCCCATCAAAAACCTGTACTGCTCCATATCCCGCACTGAACCAGACAAAATCATGTCACCCGTTTGTTTTTCGAGGCGACGAATTGTTGTCAACACGGTTTCTGAAAACTCAAGCATGGATTACTCCAATGAAGCAGACAATAAGGCCCTTGTCCGAGGGATGTACTTGCATTATGCGTCAGATTACGTAATCTTTACCTTGTTAAAAGCATCTTTTCTGTAAATAAATGTCGGTCCCGGCTGTTTCTTGGCCTTTGGGGGCCCTTTAGGCATGGGGCTTTGTGGTTTTTGCATCATTTTTTGTGGCATTTTTGGTCTATTGCGCATTTTTAACCCTTTAGTTAACCATTTTAGACATATCTGCTTGCATTTTTTGAGTTTGCAGCATCAATTTAGCCTGACTTTCTTGCTGGTCAGCCTGTTCTTTCTGTTGTGAAAGCTGCAACTGTGCCTGATCGATACCAATATTGGCCTCATCGCGCTTAGCAGACTGCTCCAGCTCTTGTTTCTTGAGCGCAATCAACGGATCCTCTTGATTGCCTGCCCCTGACAGCTCTTCTCCCAATTTTTTAACCTCTTGGAAGCCCTGTGCCACCTTCACAGCAATCATTGCCTCACGTTGTAGGGCAGAGACCATTCTTTCCGGATCAGTGCCGTATTGCTTAAACAACTCTGCTTCTATGTCCTCTTCCGCCTTCAGGCGAATGTGGTCGAAAATATGTTTTTGCAAACTCACGGCAACGTTTGGCATCCCCTGCATCAAAGGAGACATTCCAAACAAAATGTGGGTCATGATGTGGGCATCATGCTGTTGGCCAGCAAACGCTTTAAGCGGAGAACCGTCTAGCGCCTGTGCATTCTCACTTGCAGGATCTTTGGGCTTGTCCACATTCTGTGTGTTCAAGATCTGATCGATATCGCGCACACCAATTGCCTCATACATACGGCGGTAGGCCTCGTACATATTGTGCATCTGTGGTGCGCTTTGCGCGAGTTGCAACTGAGTCTGCGCCATGGTGATGCGCTGAGCAACAGAGAAGATGTTGGGGTCAGAGACTGGCAACACATCGATGCGATCATCGAAGTCCATTCTCTTAATAACACGACTCTCACCGGGCACATCGTACGGATACTCATCTGGCAAGAAATCAGCAAAGCCCTTAGCAAGCAGTTGAAACTCCAGCTTTTGGCTGTAGTGCAAACGCTTGTGGATGGCCGACATGACCGAGCTGCCCTTCTCAAGCAACGCAATCGTTGTTCCCACAGCAGCGTTTTGATTGCTGTCGCCAACCTGCATGTCCGTAATGCTCGCCATGCGCTGGCCAGCAGTCACGCAAAAACCAAGCAACGCCATGAGCGTTTGGCTAGGCTCCTTGTACGGCAGCGGCAGCAACGAAGACTGCAACTCCATACCGCCCGCGTCCATATCCCGCCACTCACCCGGCTGGATTGGCACGTCATCGTTCATGATCCGCGCGCCTTTAGCCTTGAAACCCGCAGGCAGGTTCACCAACGTACCGGCATCCAACAATTGTTGCAGTGCAGCAGTAGCGGTTTTGGACAGATTACCAACCAAGTGCAAGAAGCCAAGACCGTACGCGCCTAGCCCCTGCACCAAACAATAGTGGACATAGTACTGCTTGCGGATAAACAGCTTGTCGCCTTCGTTCCAGTTACGACGAATGCCCACCACATCCCCCGTGCCCTCATCCACAGTAATGATGTACGGCTGAGCAATACCAGTTATCTCACCTTCCTCGTCCTTGTGCTCAAACCCCTCTACCTCATAATCTAACTGGAACTCCAACAGGCTAACCTCTTCCTCCTCATCCGCAGGAGACATGCCCGTTACCTTGTCTACAGCTTTTCTAATCGTGCTCTCATCCATGTTGCCGTAAGACTGCGGCTGAGCAGTATCTAAATACTGACCACGGGCCACGGCTTTTTTGTATTCATTCGTGGTCATGGAAACGCGGTGAATAATTCGCTCGCATTCGCTCATTACCGAGCTACCCTGATACGGGATATACAGGTCGTCTGGCAGCACCAAAGCACTTACCATGCGCCCTTTGTTCTCGTCGTAATACACCTTCTTAAAGGTAGAACCGCCATAGCCTGTGTAAAACAACAGTTGGTCAAACTCAGGCGTGTACTCTTCCATCACCGAAGTGATCTGGTAGTTCATGAAATCGCGCACGCGATCAGCCTGCATTATCTTTTCCCGTGTCTCCTTGCCCAGCACTCGCGTGCGCACGGGACCGTCGGAAGGCATCAATTCCTTCAGTGCGGTAGCCTGAAACTGAACAATGCTCTCGGTAAGCAGTGGATGGCTCACGCCGCTTGCGCCCTTAAACGGTTTGGTGCGCTCTTCCATGCTAAAGCCCAGCAACCTCATGCCCTTGCTGTACTGGTCTTCCCAGTCTTTTCTAGAAGACTTGTCCGCCTCAAACAACAACATCAAATCGCTGCTGATCAATGTAAGCACGTCGGTATCAACAACTTCAGCCAAGTTGGCATCAAAGGGCACATCTGCGTCCTCTTGATCTCCGATGTTTACCACCACCTCGCCGGTCGCTGTGTCAAACTCAATCTCAATTTCAGGCAGCTCTTCCAGCATCTCCTGTGCAGAAATTTCTACGTCTACGCCACCTTCGGGGTAGTCTTCGCCTGTGATGCGTTTTTCAATTGGCATGTTTTGTCCTTATAAATATCTGCGGTTATCAGCCGAAAGGCGGTCTACCAACCCGCCTTTAGCGAATGGTACGCCAGTCTTCATGATACGCGCTGCGGCTTCAGGTGACCAGACCACGCCTGTTGCAGTGATGGGTCTGCCGTCTTTATCTGGTGGTAATTCAATTTGGCGAAGCTCTAATCCAGATTTCTCCCCGCCCAAGTCCTTAATTACTTGTTTCAGGTTGGGCAGTACCTTGCCTGCGTAAAGCTGGGGCTTGGCTGACTCGTTACCGGGGAAGGTGGCAAAGCCCTTACCGTCACGCATGGCGGCTTGGATGGCGTTCTTCATGAGCAACTGCTGACGGACCATCTGATTGGTCTCGAATCCTGCAAAAGGCTCCGCAAGAGAATATGGTGCTTTTTCTCGAACACGGGCGGTAAGCATGTACATGCGCTTCTCCAAACCCTGTACCTTTTCCTGTAATGTCATTTGTATTTTTTGGTATAGCGGCTGAAACTGGTCCTGCGTGAGGTTTCCGTCCTTAAAGTCCTTCTGTATACGAGAAAGCTCTGTAAAAGCTTTGTTACGAAGATCTCCTATCTGATTGCCCAATGAATCAATTTCAGCTGCGTCTTTTTGCTCGCTGCCAAAAGTGGTTCCCGACTTTCTCATGTCCTTGGACAAATCAGATTGCAACTCATGGAAGTGACGACCCTGCACCTCTCCCATGCCGGGGATAGTTGCTTCGTGCTCCGAGAACCGGGTAAAACCAATTGGGTAGGGGCCTGCGGCCACCCCCTTATGCTTGCCTCTATACGCCGCAGCGTCTTGTAAAACGAGACCAAGTTGTTTAACGTCATCGCTCATGAAGCGTTTAACACCCTTGGATGCTTCATGCACTGTTTGTATGGAGGGCTCCAAAGCGGTTTGCAATGCAGCTTTGACGCTGGTTGTACCACTAAGCGGATCCATAGGTTTTAGCGAAGGATTATTCCAATTAATACCTAAATCTGGGATATCTATGGAATGAGAACGAGCTTGCTCTCTTGCCAAGTCTTGAACTTTTCTTGAGGCAGTGATTTCTGCTTCACGGTTCAATGCAGTGTAAGCAGCATTGTTATTTCCAAACAGTTTATTGTGCGTTGCTGAAAGCGCTTGAGCTCTGGTCATTCCTTGATCGATGAACTGCTGTTCCATCTCCGCTTTCTTTTTTTTCATGAAATCATCTTTGAATTTGAACCAGACACTTTCTCCATTCTGATTAAACAAAACGGGGCGAGCAAAGCCTCTTTCAATGTTTTGGATATCTTGCCCAAACTGGTCAATCAGTTTGATGTTGTTCTCCGCCGTATTAAGTTTTGTATTGATGCGAGATACAAGGTCCGGATCGGCAATCTTTATGAGCTCTGGATTGGACAACAACTTTCTTGCGTCCTCTAGTTTCTGAATGGTAGGGGTTGTGGTGGAGTTGGCCACAAAAGCGCCAAGGCTTATGGCACCCTCGTCAAACAGCTTAGTAGCAAGAAGCGTTTGTTCCGGTTGCTCAAGATACAGGTTAGTTGTGCCCAGTTCCTTGCCCCAGACGTTGTCCTGATTCTGGTGGTACTTCCCCTTTTCAGGAGGAAGAGTTTCGGAAATCCATTTCCCGGGTGAATGCGTACCTGCCAGTGCTTGCTTGATTTGATCAGGCGTAAGCTTGGTCTTGGGGTCCATGCCGGGGAATGCGCGTTCAATACGCTCAAGGTCGTAATCACGGAACTTGCCTTTGAGCTGGCCCTTGAGTTGGCCAAGCTGTACAGGGTTTTTGATGGTGTCAATAAACGCATCCAAGCGCCCCACAAATGGACGATCTGCGGTTGCGCCCGCCTGCATTGGAGGAACAACAGAAGCAATTTTTGGAACCGCTGTTACCGGCGCGGGAGCCATTTCTATCATTTCTGGAGCAACAGTCACTTCTGCGGGAGGCGCAGGCAATGGCTCGGCTTGTCTGGCAGCTACGTTTGCCTGTGCTTCTTCAACAGTGGGAGCTACCGTTGGAGCAGGAGTAGGGACGGGAGGAAGAGCGGGAGCAGGGGCCGTCCTTGCAACTTCCTTGGGTTTTTTCATGTCCCGTAGCAAATCTGCCGCTTTCTTTACGCCCGCTGTAGTTGTTTGCGTTGCCTGTACGCCCTTGCGTACAACATCGGCAGGGTTCACGACACTCGCACCGAGTTCCCCCATCATGTAGAAGCCTGCGTCCCGGGGATC